TGTGCATCTTTAGCTGCTTGTGCGTCAATATTATTTAAAGATAGTTGTAAACCAGCCTTATCATTCTTTAATTTTTCTAATCCTTTTTTAGCTTCTTTCTGAACTTCATCCGCTTTTTTTCTTTCCGCTTCGGGGTCGAAAATTAAACTCGCACCCTTATTAATCAAATCATCAAAACCTTTAGCAAGTCCAAAATTTTGTCCTAAAGCATCCCCAACAGCATCTATACTACTTAAAAGAATAGATAAAGGCATTTGAATAAATTTAATAATACCCGTAAGAATATCTTTGTTTCTTTGCGACGCTGCTATTTGTGCTTTTGCGGTTATTTCGTTTTGAACAATTTGATTTTCAGTAGCTTTTATTACTTGGTCTGTTTGAGCAATCTTTAATTTTAAAATATCCTTTTCAGATTTACCTTGTAACTTTAAAATATTTTCTTGCCCACCTATTGCATCAAGTTTACCTTGTTCAGCAGTTAAATTTGTTTCTGCTAATTTATTAAGTTTTTCTTGTTCACTACTTACACCACTTACAGCACTTTTAATATCATCCCAATAAGCAACAACAGCACCCAAAGCTAAAACTAAAAGACCAATACCCGTAGCTGCTATTCCTGTTCTAATTCCCGCAAGTGCTACTTTAGCTGAAACACCCAAAGCTCTGAATGCTACCATTCCCTCACGAACACCTCGAACGCCCTCGGCAAGTGCCATAGCTCCCTGAACTTTTAAAATAGCTTTTTCGAGTTCTTCACTTTGCCCACCTGTTAAAGCCATTGCACCCTGAACACCTGCAAAAGCGGAAGTAGCACCTTGCAAAGCACCACCTAACTTTGTGTCAAATGTAGTTGCAGCAGCATCGACAACCATATCAGTTTGCATTTGCACACGTCTATAATTACCAACAGAAGCAAGTAAATCTTTATACTCCTGACTTGCTGATTGACCTGCTAAAGCTAATTCGTAAAGCCTATCTTCTGCTTCACCCATTCGAGCTGTAAGCGGTTTTAAATCTCCGTAAACTTCTTCAAAAGACGCATCTACACCCTTTACGGATTTATCAACTTTCTTTAATGCCTTATCTAAATTATCTAAACCGCCCACCGCTTGGAGCGTGTTAACATCAATCTCTATCGTTTTTGTAATTGCCATTTGACTGCGTTTTTAATTTCTTTTAGGTTACTTGGTATTTTGTACTTTCCTTTTGCGATGTCGACCGCTTCGCTTGTTCCCAACTTTTGGAACTCAAGCATTTCTATAATTAGTTTAAGCATTTTGTATAATTGGTATTTCGATGTCTAAAATATTACCTAACTCATCCTCCCATTTTCCACCCACATAACCTACTCTTTGAACTCCTGAAGTGTTAGCCGAAATTGAAACTGTTACTGTTGTATCTTCTGTATAGATTGCACCTAAATAGCTTATCCATCCAAAAGCAGAAGCACCTAAAGAAATAGTTGGACTTACATTTCTTAATAATAAAACTTCAATATCTTGTGCGGTGTTGTCAACTTCATAAAAAGATTCAAGCGAATAACGATTTCCTATTTCTACGATTCCTGTTCTATAATCGGTTAATAATTCTAATGTAGTTTCGCCACTTGTTAAGTCGGTTGTTAGTTTGTTAATTGTGTACTTCTTATCTCTTATGATAATTCTATCGTTTAGTTTTATATTTATTAATTGCACTGGGTTAAAATAGCATTTAACAATTACTAACCTACTTTTGATATTGAATATATTACCTAAATAGTTTTCGTAGTGTCTTTTATATAGTCCGTTTGAAACGCTACTTAAAAACCACGTGCTTATTTCTTCGCCCCAATTTAAAGTAAGTATAGTTCCGTTGTTGTAATCGTTTGAGAATCTTCTGTATTTATCAGTCGAACCATAACTGCCTGTATTGTAATCAATTTTAATAGGACTACTTAAACCTGTTTGTTGTCCGTTATCATACATCAATAAAGGTTTTGGCACATAGTTACTTAAGTCAGATTTTTTAAACGTTATAGTTTGAAAGTCGCTATCTGTTTTACGTTCATACATTGCGTTTTCAAAAGGTAACTCAACACTAAAAGTACTACTCTCTAAACTATCAATTTGCTCATAGGCTAAATCTCCATAAGAGAAGTTTCGAGTTGACAAAAACAATTCATCAAATTTAGTATTTAATATATTTTCAGATTTTTGATATTTGAAATTTATATTTTTATACATTGACGTTTTCTTTAACTCAATTTCATCTGATATTACATTTGCTGAAATATCGTTATACTTTCCATCGTTGTAATAAAGTTCTAACGGAATTAACTCGTAGGTTGTTTCATCTATTGGAATAATTACAAGGTTAAACATTTTTATAAGTCCTGTAATCAAATCAATTAGTTTTAAGTCAGGAGCATAACTACCTATGTCAATTACACTTGTTGTTGTTTGACTTGTTGCGTAACCTACAAAACTTGTAGATAAACCTATATTATAATAAATCTCACTTGTAAAAGTTATAGGTGTTTGACTTTGAATGTATATAGTATATTTATCATTATATGTTTGAGTATTAATAGTATTGTTAAAAAATGTATTTATTGTAGTGCCTAATTGATTATTAAAAGAATTAAATAAAACACCATTTTTATAAATCAAAACATCATATGAAACAGAACCGCTTGTTGGTATTATTCTTATTCTTAAAAGTCTATTATCAATACTATTAGAAAGGTCAAAACCTATTTCATTAGTAGTTAAATTAATTTCGTTATCAGTTCCACCTGTCTTACTTGTAAAATTCACTTGCAAAGGCGTTGTTTTAACAACTAAACTTTCAGCGTTTTTAAACAACATCCATAACTTACTGAATTGTGGATATGATAAAAAAGCACCTGTAAAATCTAAATTATATTTATCAGATATTTTTAATAATATTTGTGATAATGGAATTGCTGGAAATAAACTATTCCATTTTATAGCACCTGCATTAATTGTAATATCATTACTACCACCACCCCCATAGTTATAAATTCTATCATTCGCAAATAATGGATAAGCAACATTTGAAGTAATACCCCCTGTAATTCTACCAAATACCTCAGTTGTTGTATAACTATGGTTTAAGGAACTAAAATCTAAATTGGCTAACTTATCCTCTTTTAAAATATCTTTTATGTTTTTAGCTTTACCATAAAATACAATTGAATAAGCGTCTAACATTCCATTTTTATACTTAACATCGTTTAAGGCAAATGCACCCTCTCTGAATGTTTGTGTGTCAATTTCAATATATCCGTTATACTTTATTCTATGGTCGAACCCACCATCAATACTACTTTCGTACCAATGTTTAAAAATTCCGTTGTTAGTTGTACTTGCTGGAATAGTAAAACTTTGTGTAAAGTCTGTCTTTGCTTTTGAAACATCAGCAATATCTTGAACTGATGAAGTAACTGAAATCTTTTCATCTTCAAACAATTCAATTCTTTTCGCTATGCCATCAACATAAATGTAAAGTGCTACCATTATATCACATCGTTTATTAGTCCGTAGTTATATTCAAATTCAACTTCGTAGTTAATATTTCTATCTTTTAAGTGCGTTTTAATATCTGAACTTTGACTTTTTACTATTGCAGGTTTATTGTCTAATAAAACAACTTCACTCAATAATAAATCTTGAATTAACTCTGAATAATTTTCATCAACCCAACCTGTATTACATTTTATCTTTTGCTTACCTTGAAAATTAAAACGTTGTTTCTGTCCTTGTAACGTATTATAATCAATTGAACTTGGTAATAGATTATAATCTTTTGAAGTTACATCTATACTACTACTATTCGCTTTAAAGAAAGTAATAAAACCCCAACCGCCAAACCGATTAATGAACTTGCAAACAATAGGCGTATATTTAGGCTCACATAATTGCTCCGATACAATAATAAAATCAGAAGGGTCGCCATAAGGCGGAGAGTTAAATTCATTATTCCCATCTCTTAACGGCAACTTCCAAACACTCGGCTCTGTATTTTCAAATAAATATTGTACTTCATCGCTAATCCAAGACATACTTTCGCCTTCGGGGTATGTTAACTGTTCAACATATACATCTACATAGTGAGAAGTCTGAGTATTAATATATTGTTTAATATTTTCGTTTGCAAGTAGTATCACTTCTGCGTCTGTTCCTTGATTATACCCAAGTAAATAATTTGTATATCCGTTTAAACAAACTATCGTTTCATCATCTAACTCAATATTATCAGAATATCTTATTACTTTCATGTAACACCAAGTATTAGAATTTTCTTCAATAGGTGTCGATACTGTAACAGGTGCTACAGGTTTAATAAAATCCTTTGCGAAGTTTGAAACGTTCCAATATATTTTGGTTTGCGTTGGACTTGCAATGTTTTTGCTTAAAGTATAGTTTGGAGTTGTTGGTTCGGTTGTTCCTTTATTCCATAAAAACACCTCAATCTTTGCAGAAGTTTGACCGACCTCATCGACTTCAATAAAATACGGACTTCTTATAAATATCTTTTTCATTTCTTGTTAATTGTATATTGTAAAAACTGTTCTACATCCAAACCATACGCTTCAATCAATTCATCTGGCAAACGTTCAAACGCTTTCTCAAATGGTTTTGTAAAAAATAAACTCGGTTTAATACCTTGTAAGGCAATACTTTTGGCTAATGCAAATTTTATTCCTTCTCTGCTTAAAAACTTTCCTGATTTATTTCTTGGTGCTATTCCTTTTTTAATTACCCATTTATCTAAAACCCTTGTAGGTATCATTTTACTTTTAAATTTATAAGGGCTGTTTGGCGCTTTTTGAACACCATTTTTAATACCACTTGGATTTGAACCTTGCACCCCTTTATCAATAAACTTTAAATAATCTTCTGATAAAAAAGCTAAACGAAAACTATTTGCACCTACTTCAATTTGACTATCTAAACTATTGTATAAATCTTTAGTACTATTTTTACCTTGCTTTGTTAAATTGCTCCTACTTTGCTGAATAACATATTTAGCAAATGCGTTTAAATATTCCTTTGTATTTTTATTATCTAATTGCATATAGTCATATCATTACGAACAATAACATCAAACGTCAATGCCCACCCTGCTAAATCGTTTTCAAAACGTTCTGTAAATGGTTCAAAACTTGGTGAACCTGTTAACTCCCAAAAGTCATTTCTTAAATCCCCACGATTTAACCTATCCATAACTCTAACCCCTAAACTCATTTGCGTATTCCAAACATCAACTTTATTACTCTCATCTTTTTGATTAAGTAAATCCATTAAAAGAATAGTAACATTAAATTGTATTACATTTCCTTGATGCGTTGCTGAATTAATCATAATATGCGACAAAGGAAACAATGTCCGTTTAGCCAAATCAACTCCGAAAATATCGCCTTCTGTAACTGTATTAACAAAAGGTTCATCAAGTAACGCCTCTTTTATTTTATTTATTAAACTATACACCATTTCTTTTTATATTTTTCATTTCTATTTCTGTTTTTTCCTTTTCAAATACTAACCATATCATTAGTTGGGTAATTGGAATTTTTGTAACGGCATCAATTCGGAGTACATCTCCCTGAGCTGCTGCATAGAGTGATTGATACCAACCCCATTTTTTTCCAAAATGTTCTTCGCTTGTTCCGATTGTTCCACTTCGCTCTGTATAAAGTCCGCTAAACCTTTCACGCAATCGTTGAGCAAAGTCCAAAAAAAAAGCATTGAACCAAGTGCAACATCTAAAGGCATATACTTTAAAACTTCTGCCATATCTTGCGAATCTTTGTTGTATTCTTCAATAGTGTACAAAGACTTTGTTTTTTTTTTAAATAAACTAAACTTTTCTTTTTTTATCGGTCTGTAAAGCACCGCCATAGCTTTATGTAATGTTTGCGTATCACTTAAATAACCCTCTAAATCAATATACTCCCCAGAAGTAATATCTTCTAACTTCGGTATGAATCCAAACTCATAAACTCCTAATTTAAAAGTGTTTGTTAGTTTAGGTTTCTGTTGTAATAGTCCGTTAATATGTTTAAGTATTTCGCTTACTTCTGCTATTCTAATTCTTGCAACATCTTTTAACTCTATGTTACAAAATATTTCTATTGTCTTTTGATTGACAAAATCACTCGGTTCGTTATTTGAAATTAACTTCTCAAATCTTTGATATTGGTAAAGTGTTATTTCGTTTAGTGTTTCAGGTATGGTAATATTTATTTTCATATTCTTTTATTTAAAAACAAGGTTTTAACAATTTTGTATAAAGTAAAAAGCAATCCGTTAAGATTGCCCTGTTGCTGTTTGGTATGCGTGAACTAATTTTTTTATTTCTCCCACGTTTCTCGGTAAATTAATTTTAATTTGTCTACCTGTTTTTTTAAGTAGATATATTTCAACTACTGCAATCATTTGTCCGTATGTAGGTTGATTAGTAGACATAGTAATTTCCTTTGTTTGGGTTGTCTAAATGATACGTTACGTTATATCTAATCGCATCAATAGCGTGGTTAAATGAATCAATATATAATTTACTTCCTTTATTCAAATAAGCGTAGTTGTTAAACTCTTTTGCAATATTACTACTACTTTCATCTACTATAATATCAAAGTCCAACATCATAGTAACACCGCTTTCAATAGTTCCTTTTTTAATTGGTTCGATATTTAAACCTTTATGTCTTAAATCAACTATCAATCTATCTTCTGCGGAATCAGCTATAATAAGTTTATTTGTTGCTACGTTTGAACATATTAAAGCAAGTTGCTCCATTCGTAAACCATTCTGATATAAATGCTCTTTAACGTAAATCTTTTTATGGTCTTTGTCTATTGCTACTTCAATAAGTGTATCAGGGTCAATACTGAATCCAAAGTCTAAACCAAACGAAGTTGGCAAATTATTAGGATTGAATTTTCCAAAACTCCAATTTGTAAACACCACACCTTCGGCTTTTTCTAACCAACCGCCTAAAATTTGATGATTATATTTTTGCGGTCGTCTTGCTTTCATATCTTCTATTTGAAGTATAAAAGATTCAGAAAGGTTTTCGTAGTTATCTAAATATGTAGTATGAATATAAGTAGTATCTTTTTTAATTATATTACTTCCCTCTTTTACACCTTTAGATTCAAAGAAACGATTATAGATAAAATGCTGCTTCGTACTTGGATTTAAAACTAATATAACTCTATTCTGAACACCTTTTGCACGTATTGAAAAGTCTATTTTATCAAAAGTATCTTCGTCGGTTAATTCTTCGGCTTCATCTAATACCCAAGTAGTAACACCCGCTAATGATTTAAGATTTGCAGTTTGCGTTCCGCTACTTGTTTTAATACCTTTAAATAATATTTTAGAACCTGTAATCTTATTTATGATTTCGTCTTTAGTAATATAAAAATCGTGGCTTAAATCGGCTGTTTCAATCTTGTCTATAAATTCAGGAATAATAGAAACGTGAGCAGAAGTTAAAGTATAACGTGTAAACAAAATAACGTGTCCGACTTCATAAGTAAGCAAAAGTAGAAAGGAGTTCAAAGAATATGATTTCCCTGAGCCCCTTCCACCAGTGATTACAAAGTATCTACTATCACTTCCTAATAGATTGTATTTATTGTTTAAAGTAATCACTTATATACATTTCTTCAATTGCATATTCATTTTTTAAAATATCGTAAACGTGAAACATATCATCTTTTGACTCTTTTAATATTTCTTTTAAATTATCTAAAGAATCTATACTACAAATAAAATCTTCCATTCCGCCAGATGGATAATATGTGTTATAATTAAAAATTAAATATCTTCCCATGTTTTATTTTTTATCTAATTTAAATATATCTTTTATATTGAAATCGTTTAAATTGTGTGTTGTTTCAATTGTTTCTTTTGGTTTGCCACAACCATATTCAATCAATAGTTTAGCTGCTGCAATTCTATCACGTGAATTTTCATCACTATTAATCATAATAGAAGCTAATACTGCAAATGAATTTTCTACGTGCGGACTTGCTAAATCAACGCCTTTCAATTCATTCTTTACTGATGGTCTACCACCTTTATTTCCAATAGTACCTTTATTTTCTTTTCTCTTATCCATAATCAGTATAAATTAGTTAACTAATTTGCACCTCGTAAACACGTTCAATTTCTCTTATCATATCACGCCAACAAGAGCCGCAAGAAGCTGTCTTAAAATCAATGCTAAACACTTCTTTATAAATAATCTTTAAACGTTCCTGACTTTTTATTGTAAGTTGTTCAGGTTTGTTTGGTAAGAAATCAGCTAACCAAGTAACGTTATCTTCTGAAATGCAATTTGGTTGTCTATAACTCCAAAGTTTGTTAAGCGCTTCTTTACGTTCATTGCATCCGCAATCAATTCCTGTTACTTCTGAAATTTTATCTACAACCGCTTTTATTCCTGTTGCTGTTGTGATTTGTTCTATTGTGTCGCCAAGTCCTTTTGGCTTTCTTCCTCTTGCCATATTTTTTATTTTAAATTATTATAATCTTCTTGAAATAAATCTCTTAATTTTTTCTTATGTGCTTTTAGTGAATGAAATATACTTACAAATGATATTCCTGTTTCTTTTGCTAATTTACGCATACTGATGTCGTTATCCCTGTAAATTGTAAATAGCTTTTTATCATACATATCCCAACTATTAACCTCTGCTTCGCATTTGGTTCTAAACTTATACCATTCAATCTCGTAATCTTCATCAAAGTTATCTTCTATTGGTATATCAATCGGTTCTGATGTTACAAATTTATTATAAAAACTTTGTAAATATACTGAACGAATAACGATAAATAAATACCCTTTGTTTAGTTTACCATTTGTAAAACATTTTTCTTCGTTTGAATATTGGTGCAATTTTATATATGTTTCTGAAACTATATCTTCGTAATAAGACTTATCAAATATCTTTGCATATTCGATTAATTGTTTATGATGTTGGTATAATTTCTCTAACATGAAAACAAATATACAAAATTATTTCATTCTAAAAATATCTTTTAAAAAATCTATTGTTTTATTTTCTACTTTATGGAATATAATTTTAGATTTTACAATCTCTTTAGCGTGATTAGCGTCTTTAGCTAATACTTCGGTTTTCATTTTTTTACCAAATAATTCAAAGTAAACGATGTGAGGTGTCATAGTGTTATCTTTTTAAATTCAACAAAATTATCAAAATAATCAATTTCAATGTTAAAACCTTCTTGCAAGTTTGATTTATCTGTGTAACGATATTCTAAAACCCAATGCCAATGTTCGCTTTTATCAATCCATTTTGATGGTTTGCGTGTTTCTTTTACTACTCCGATAAGGCGGAAAGGTCTGCCTGTGTCACCAACTTGTAAACGTAAATCGGTATAAATTTCTTTTCCTTTAGGGAGTTTTAAAATCAAATTCATAGTCTTGCCATATTTTAACTTCAAAGCCTTGTTCTTGAAGTTGTTTAATTCTTAATTTTTGCACTTCCGATATTTTACCAGTAGGTTGTTTTACTTCTATAAAAATAGCCTTACTATTTTTTAAAGCTAATATGTCAGGTATTCCATTTACAGAAGTTCGTATTAATTTAATAACGAGCCATCCTTCTGCTTCTAACTTCTTTTTGATTTTCGTTTGTATCTTTGATTCCATATTGCTTTTTAAAAATTGAGTTTGTATAGTCTAATTTTTTTGAAACTGCATTGTAAATATTTTGTTCTATTCCATCTTTTGAGAATATCCAAAATACATTATTTACAAGCCTATCTTTTGTGGTTAATCTGTCTTTACTTTGAAAGTAACTAACCGCACTAAATTGTATGTTAAGCATAATTAAAGCGTCTGCTTTTGCTAAACTAATGCCTTCACGACCTGAAACTATTTGAAGTGCTACCCATTTATCAGTTGTATTAAATTCATCTAAATCCGTTGTCAATTTATTGCCAAACGTTTGTTTTAACATATCAAGTTCAGCGACAAAGTTATAAAAAATAGCTATCTTATTATCTTTAAATTTTTCTTTAATAAATAACGCCTTTGAATTGTCTATTATTTGAGTTGTTCCATCCTCATATTTTATGGTTCCACTACAAAGTTGATGTATCTTTTGTTGCAACTTAACAGCTGTATCTGCTACAATTGTTTTACCACTTATTGAAGAAGTTACAACTAAATCCTTTTTTAGCTTATCAATTATTTTATAAATTATAGGTTGCATTTCAACTTCTAAAACCATTTCGTTAACGTTGGATGTAAACCCCGCTTCTGCTTGAGTATAGGTTAAAATATAATATCTACACAAGTGCCAAAACTCTTTTTTCTTTGCGTCACTGTAATCGTTAACCGTTGCATATCCTAAACGTTTTTGAGTTATGTTTACATATTCATTCGCCCACTTATAAAAGTTTTTAAAATCATTAAACGGATGATGATTTGAAAGTGTAAACAAATGATAAAATTGTGAGTAGCTTTCAGGAGTTGGAGTTCCTGAAAGCATTATCATAGGCAAATTACCAAAACGTTGTTTAATATCTTTATAATATTTCGATGGTTTTGGATATGAAGTATAACCATGAACCTCATCTATTATAACTACATCAAAATCGTTATTAGTAATCGTGTGTAATGATTCACGATTTACAATTGTTATATAATATTTAAACTTAAAATTTTCGTAGTCTTTTTCAATAGATGAAAACGCTTTCTTTTTAGTAATAAATAAAACTCTATTTGCATTAACATTTTTACAAACTTGTAAAGCGGTTAAAGTCTTGCCAGTTCTAACTTCCATAAACAAAGCTACTAACTTTTTACGTTTAAGTATTTCAGTAGCTTCATTTGAAAGTTTTATTTGATATTCTCTCAATTCCATATTAAAACATTATATCGTTATCATCTTCAATTACCTTTTCTTCTAAATTAGTAAGCATAAACTTTCTAACTCCTCCATAAGTTGTATCTTCACGTTTCCATTTTCTATAATCAAAATACATTCCTAACCAACGACCAAACCAACTCGCATTCATATTACGAGGCATTTCTCTTGTTCCATCATTATACGCTTGCATTATTTCTTTAGTAGTATAATAGTGATTGTTTTTCCAAAGAAACTCATTTTCACAAAAATCAAAGAAATCTTCACAAGTATTTGCAATTACTTTTTTAGTTTTCCCTGTTTTTAATTCTGAAAACAAAAGTCCGTTTTTAAAATACTTCTGAATATTACAAACCATATAATTAAAAAAAGCATTCCATTCCGAATCATTCCACCCACTAAAAAATAATTTTCCAAACTCATCAACTGGTTTATAAGTTTTAGAATAATGTCTGTAAAGCTCTATTTCTATTTTACGTGCATCGTGTGAATCTCCAACACCTGAAAGAATATAATTTGATGTAAATAAAATCTTTGGACTTCTTGAAAATGGTATTTCAATAGGTTGTAAATTCTTTTTATTTAAAACTAAATTACCTGTAATAATTGAAAATAGACTTTCAAATTTAAAAGAGCGTTCCATATCATCAAAACAAATGATATTGTCATCTAAATTAATTGTTTGATACGGAAATTGTCCTTTGTTGTTAAACTCTTTACCATTCAAAGTAACTAACTTTCTACATTGTCCTAACGCTTTTGATATTAAAGTTTTACCTGTTCTACCGCTTGGGTTATCGTTTAATGTTTCATCATAAAAAACGATTGCCAAACCTTCATCTTGTTTTTTATAATTATTTA